CTAGCGATAAAGATACCGCAGGCGTCTTGCTAATAGGCGACGCGGCCAAAAACTAACCCCGCGGCATATCGCGTCGCTATGCGTCGTTGCAAATTTCGCGCGGCTGCGGTTACGTATTTCATATATGCGCCCTTGCCGCCCTTATTTGCGCCTCGCCTAGCTTAGCGATACTTGCGGGCAATAAAATTTAACAAGGAAGCAAAATGTCTAAATGGTATGTAGAATTCCCGACGTTTCAATATAACGAGGATGTTAAAGCCCTAGCCAAAGAGCGAGGGCTAACAATCATCGACGCTAAATTCGACGAGGGCGACGGGGTAAAAGACCCGCCCGCTTTGACTTTAAAGGGCGCGACGCAAGAAGTCGATTACGACGAGTTGATTTCAAGGCTTGATACGTTAAAAGCGGGTGAGCTGAAGTCGCTAGCGGCGTATTTGGGCGTTGAATATACTAACGCAGACGGCACGAAAGCCGCGATAAAAGAGAAGCTGGCGCAATGATACGAAAAACCGCAGGTCGCAGAGCCGACCGCGTCTTTAGTACGGGGTCAAGCCGATGGGGCTTGCCGCAGACGGGGCTTTGCCTCGGCGAGGAGTTAAGATGATACCCGAGGACGGCACCGGGCTATCTAATGCCAACGCCTACGTTTCGGTAGAGTTTGCCGATGAGTATTTTTCGGCACGCGGCAACGGGGCGTGGGCGGGACTGGGTAGCGCGGATAAAGAGGCGGCTATTATCAAGGCGACGGATTATTTAGAGGCGGTATATTTCGATAAATGGCAAGGCGAGAGATTAAAAAGCGATCAGGCTTTGAGTTTCCCGCGCGCGCCGCTTGGAATGCCTGCTAAGTTTAAATCCGCCGTGTGCGAGCTAGCTATAAGGGCAAACGCGGGCGAGCTGATGAGCGACATTGAGCGGCTAACCACCAAAGAAAAGGTGGGTAGTATCGAGGTAGAATACGCGCAAAATGTAGACCCTGCCACCAAATACGCTTACGTAGCTAGCCTTTTAAAGCCGTTTTTAAAGCCCTCAAACGCAATGGTAATGAGGCTAGAGCGATGCTAAACGAAAAAGCCAAGATCACGGCGTTTAGATTGCTTGAAAAATTTGGCAAAGTAGGCACGTATAAACGCAAAGGCGGTCAAATTTACGACCCCGAAACGGGTGGAATGACCGAGCAAACAAGCGAATACAAAGTAAAGGCGTATATCGATAGCGCGAAAAGCCACTCAAATTTAATAGAAAAAAACTTATTAAATGAGGGCGATAACGTGATTTTAATAGCCGCTAAATCTTTGCCTTTTATGCCGCAAAACAACGACGTAATAGAGTTTCCTCACTGCTCCTATACCATCAAATACAACGACGCGGTATGGGGCGGCGAGGACGTGGCGCTACATCAGCTAATCGGGGTGGCGAAATGATAGAGAGACAGATAGAGGGCTTTAGCGCGAGAGCGCAGGAAAAAGTGCTAAAAATCTTTAAAAAATCGGTCATCGACCTAACTTCAGACATCATCAGCGACACACCCGTTGATACGGGTAGGCTAAAAAATAATTGGTTTCCTAGCGTGGGCGCGGCTAGCGAGCAGACGACTGAAGCGACCGCAAATGAGGCGGGCGATCGAGCGGAAAAATGCGCGCAAAACGAGCTAACGCTAGATAAAACCTTTTATTTTACAAACAATTTGCCTTATGCTTTTCGCATAGAATTTGAGGGGTGGAGTAAGGTAAAAGCCCCGCAAGGTATGGTAAGGCGCAATGCTATCCGCTGGAAACAAATCGTAAAAAGGGCGGCTAATGGATAATCGCAAACTGGAACCCGCCGTAAGGCAGGGCTTTAGAGGGGTCAAGGGGATGAAATCCCTTGCCGCAAGGACGGGCTTAGCTCGTCCGCGGAGTTAAGATGCTACGAATTCGTCAAGCTTTAGAAAAGGCAGTTTTAGCGGTTACGCCTGCGATTGATACGGCGTTTGAAAATACGACGTTTAGCCCAAAAGCCGGCGAGCCCTATCAGCAACTACATTTTTTGCCCGCCAAACCAGAGGCGGCGGTAATTGATGATAGTATTTCAGAAGTATTGGGCGTGTTTCAGATAACCTTACGCTATCCCGCCGGCAAAGGCGTCAAAGACGTTTTAGAGCGGGCGAGTCTTTACGAAAGAGCCTTTAACGTAGGGGCGAAATTTGAACACGCAGGCATTAAGACGTATATTTACCGCCCGGCGGAGATAAATATACTAGGCGTTGACGGCGATCGCTACGGCGTGGCCGTTTCTATTTATTTTAAATCTTACAAGGAGTGAAAATGGCAGCAAATCTTGAAGTCACCGACGCGCAGCTTACCAAATTTTATATTTGCGACACTGGCGTCGATTTAGGCGACGCGACGAAAATTAAAACGGCGCTAGCTACTAGTGGGCAAACAAAACGTGTAGCGTATTTAGAGGATTTGGGCGACTTTACGAAAACCCGCGAAACCACCGAATACAAATGCATAGACGAGGACGCGGTCGCGGTATCGCAAGGCTCGGTAAGCTACGGCGAAACGGAGCTAAAACTTTTTTATAAAGCGGGTCAAGACAACGGCGTAAACGAGCTTAGCGAGATGTTCGACAAAAAACAGCGCAAGCAGTTTATTATTGTGGGGGACGATGAACCGGCGACTGGAGCAACTAAGCACCCAACCTACATCACGGGCGAGTTTATCAACACCAAAACGGGCATAACGATCAACAAAGGCGACGTCATCCGCGTGCCTGCCGTTATCAAAATAACCCGTCTTGATAAATTAATTCCCGCTTCGGCGTAAAAGGTAAAAAATGGACTTAAAGAATTTCGATATTTCAGCGGGCGAAACCGGAGTTGAGCTAACCATACTTGATCTTGATAACAAACCGACCGACATCAAGATCAAGGTGCTAAGCTTTCATGGCAAAAAAGGGCGCGAGGTATTCCTTGAAGCCCTTAAAAGGACTAATGCCGACGGCACTCTAGCCAAATCTCAAAGCCAGATACTAGCAGGGCTTACCGTGGGCTGGAAAGGCATCAGCGAGGGCGAAAAAGAGATAAAATTTAGCCCAGAGGAAGCCGTGCGCTTATATGAAACCTACCCGATCATTGCGGGTCAAGTGGAGCGCTTTACGGAGGACGCTAAGAACTTCTTAAAAAAGTAGAGGACGAGCTGTCGCTATGGGTGCGGCAGTTTGCCTTTTATAGCACGACGCCCGATGACGCCAAAGAGTGTCGCGGGGCGAAGTGCGAGCAAATTTATCCGCCTCTAACTTGGGGCGAACATCTAATAAACGCCTTGTCGGAGTTAAATTTCGCTAGAAGCGGCGGTTATGGCGCAGTGCCGATAGATTACGGCGAGATAAAAGCCTACTGCGATCTAACGGGCGCTAAATTTAGTCCGTGGGAAATAATCACGCTGCAAAAGCTAAGCGTAGTTTATTGTAGCGAGCGAAACAACACCGATAAGCACGCATACGCGCCTTATATGGGCGAGTTTAACCCGAAAAGCTTTAAAACGATACTTGATAAATTTGCGAAGTAGTCTTTCTGGTATTGCCCGCTTACTAAATAGGGCAATACTTTAATATAATTTAATTTAACATTCAGGTTGCTTTTTGTAAAATTAAAGACTTTAAATATTAAAAAACATCTAATAATAATTTAAGTTCTTTAAAAGTAAACCACGAATTTTAAGCCTTAAGCAAGACGAAATATAATAAAATTCTTTTTAAATTTTCAAAATATGGAGATATGTATAATATGCTAAAGAGTGCAACCGAAGAAGATCTCAATAGTCTACTTAACAATTGGCTCAAGATATGTGAGGGCCAGGGTGACGAAGGGGCAGTTTTTGCCCAAGATATTGAGGATAAAATAAAAGGACTTATTAAGGATATTCAGAAAGAAGAGTTTTTTGCTTATATTTTATCTGATGAAGAAGGTAAAGAATGCGTTGCTTTGCTTGATATTATTCGCGCTCTTCCGCATTCGGATGTTGGGTGGCTAAAAATATTTGATATGACGATAACGCCAAGATGTACTTTAAACGGCGGTGATTATGGAGAAATAGCGAATGCCTTGCAAAGCGTTTTTATGGAGTCCTTAAAACTCCTTCTGAATGAAAAATATAAAGATATAAAAGAAATAAAAATATTTGCCAGGAACGAAATAACAAAAAAATTATTTGAAGATATAGTAAATTATGTTGAGCTAATGGAAGAATTGAACAACAACAATGTGGTAATGTTTTTTAAAGCAAAATGGCTTACTTTGAGAAAAAAGAATTAGCACCAAACCAATTAAGGAGATAAAATGAATAAAGAACAGGAACAAAAAGTAAAGTTGGCTTTTAAAAAAGCCATAGAATATGCTTTAGATAAGCATTTAGCGAGTTGGTCTATAAAAACTCTTGACTTCGCAAATGCAAGCCAAGGAACTACAGACTTTTATATAGCGCTTGAGAGCAAAATACTACAAATAGCGTAACCAAATACAAAGAGACGAGTTTTCGTCCCTTTGTATAATGCTTAATCTCAAAAACACTCTAAACCAACGCCCCCTTAAATTTCATATACAATTTGCCCTAGATTAAAAAAGGGGCAAATTATGACTGAAACCGCAAGCTTGATCGTTAGCGCCAGAGTTGAGGGGGCAGATAAGCTAAAAAGCGATTTAAATAGCATAGGAAGCGAAGCAAAAAAAGCCGAGAAATCGGCGCAAGGGCTAGCTAATTCATTTACGGGGTTAAAAGTAGCCATTGCCGCCGTAGCAAGCTCTGCAATGCTACGCGAGTTTGTCAGGGTAGCTGACGATATGAGCCTAGTAAATTCGCGCCTAAAGATGGCTACTAGCTCGGCCGCTGAATACGCAAAACAACAAAAAGCCCTACACGCTATCGCTAGAGATACGCACGCAGACATCAAAGAAACTATAAATTTATACGCAAAATTAGCCCCAGCCCTTAAAAATATCGGCAAAAGCACCGAGGATACCAATAATATGGTATCGAGCTTTACTAAAGCCTTACAACTGGGCGGAGCTAGCGCAGAGGAAGCGGCAGCTGCGATAAAGCAATTTGGTCAAGCTATGGGTAGCGGCGCACTAAAAGGCGACGAGTTTAACTCAATCGCCGAAGCTAGCCCGACGCTATTGCGGTATATGGCCGAGGGGCTAGGCGTAAACGTAGGCAAGCTGCGCGAATTAGGCAGCGAGGGAAAATTAACCGCCGAAGCTTTAAGCAGCGCATTTGAAAAGGTTAAGAATAGAATAGATAGTGATTTTGCACAAATGCCCGTAACCGTCGGCAAGGCATTTACTGACTTAAGAACCGAAATAAATCTAATCGTAGGCAATATAAATGAGGTTTCCGGAGCGACGCAAACGATAAGCGGGGCGATAACTAGCTTCGCAAACGCATTAAAAGAAAACAAAGATACTATCATAGGCGTAGTTAGCGGTATCGGCACACTAATTAAGCATTTAGGCATACTAGGCGGCTCTTATTTGGCACTAAAGGGCTCTATGGCAGCGTATGCGGCTATGACGAAAACCGTAGCGGCTACTACTTCGGCGGGTGTGATACAGCTCACATTGATGGATCGCGTATTAATGAAAATCGGCGCTACCGTGAATGTATTAAAGGCGACATTTGCTAGCTTTTGGCCGACTTTGGCGATTTGGGCTGCAGTAGAGGGTTTTATAGCCTTAAAAGATAGTTTAAACGAAAATAAAGTAGATGCCGACGAATTAACGGCGGCGCTATCTAAAACAAACGAACAGATAAAACAATTAACCGCGCAAGAATTGCAAAGAGACTTAAGAACTCTACAAAAAGAGCAAAGAGGTCTGCTCGATAACATAGAACGAATAGAGGATGCGCTGGGCAGGCTCGACGAGGAAATCAACGACGAAACTCTAAGAGATAACGCTTTTAACAATATAAGCGCAGGAGCTGATAAATTTAGAGATAAGCTAGAGAAAGTAAACGAACAAATAAGAATAGTCAATGCCCAGTTAGGCATAGTAAGCGATTCGTCAAGCGCTAACAATCATTTTAAAGGCGCGATAAATTCTCTCGACGAACTAAAAAAGAAATACGGCAACGTAGAGACGGAATTTTCGCTATACGAAAAACTAGAAACGCTAAAAAAAGACCTAAGCGAAGTCGATAAAGTCTCTTATCTAGATGGTGAAAACATCAAAAAGCAGTATGCGACGAGAGCGGCGATACTCCAAGAGATAGCCAAAACAGAGGAGAAAATATCAAATCTCGGCAAAGAGGGGAGTAATAAAGCGAGCGCCGAAGCCAAACGTCGCGCGGAGGAGCTAAAACGCCTCGACGCCCAGAGGCTCGACGATAAGATCAGGTACTACGAGCAAATAGGCGACATAGAAAAGGCAAATTCCGCCAAACTAATAAAATATGAAAAAGAGTTAAACGAAGCCGTTAAGCGCGGCGGGATAACTAGGTTAGAGGCTGCGGCACAATTAGAAGCCAAGCGAAAAGAATTAAACGAAAAAGGCCTAAAAGACGAAACCGAGCGTGTAAAGAAGCAAGACGCGCTATACCTAGACTACTATATCACGCTTGAAAAGTACGATGAAGCGTGGCAGATAAAGCGCAAAGAATACGAAGCCGACTATCAAAAGCTAGTAAAAGAATTTGGTAAAGAATTTGCCGAAAAGTGGCTAAAGCAAAAAGAAAGTAGCTTTAAAAAATCTATCCAAAAAGACGTAAAAACCGTCAAAACCGCCTTTAAAGACATTAAAAATTCTTGGGCGGATACCGTCTCGTCTATGCAAAAGACCGTCGATGACGGTTTCTTTAATTTCTTTATCGGCAAGACGAAAAGCCTAAAAACAGCCCTCAAAGACATAGGCACGAATTTAATGCGCGATATGATTTCTCCATACGCGCGCGTCTTGTCGCAAGGCATTTCGGGCGGTTTCGGGGCATTGCTTGGCGGTGGGTCAAACCTAGCAAGCGTCGCGGCAGGACTAGGCCTCGCCAAAAACGACAGAGGCGGCTGGGACGGCGCTATCGGCGGCACTACGGTAGAGCTTAGCAGTACGGGGCAAATACTTCGCGGCGCGGACGCCCTGGACAAAAGCACGACGAATTTATTAGGCTCAATCTCAAACCTAAAAACCGCATATGATACTTTTACGGGCGGTATAACCTCGGGCTTTGCAAAAGCGGGCGGTTATTTAGCGAATGCTGGCTTTGGCGGCGCGGGGGCTTTTACCCACGGTTTCGGAAATGGCATAGGCACGCTTTTTGGCGCAGGGAATGTGCCTGCGGGTATGACACCGGGCATTACTTCGGGTATGGGCGGTAGCTACTTGGGGGCAGGCACCACGATAGGAACTAGCCCATATTATACGGCAGGCACGGCTGCGGGTGGGGCGATGGTCGGCGGTGCGGTAGGTTACGGTATCGGCACGGGGCTTGATAAGGCTTTCGGCGCTCAGACTTATGCGCCATATACCGGGGCGGCCGCAGGTGCAGCTGTAGGCGGGTATGCCGCAATAGCAGGCTCTCTCTCTGCGGTGCCGGTTTGGGGCTGGATAGCCGCAGCCGTAGTGCTTGCGATAGGCGGAATGATAGGGAAAAGTAAGATCACCGACTGGGGCTATCAGGTAGGCGAAAACCTAAATTTGGGTCTTATGAAAGGGCTTGACGGCGGCGTCAATAATTGGAAAGAAAAGACCAAAAAAAGCTGGTTTAGCAAAAGCGTCTCAAATCAAACCTCGCCGATAGACGAGCAAACTCAAAAGATGCTAAACCAATACGTCCGCACTAATAGCGTTTTGTTAAAAGAGTTTACCGGCGGAGACTTTAATCTGCCTGCTCGCACATACAACAAGCGCACTCTAATAGACGAGGGTTTTGGCGGGGCTTTGATCGCGGGCGTAATGGGTAAAAACTACGACAAGGCTTTGAGCTTTGGCGGTAATGAGGGCGAGTTAGAGAAAACCTACCGCTACTGGATGGAGCAGGCTAAGCAAGACAAAAAAGAGACTTATGATTTGCTGGCCGAGTACGTCGGTAAGATAAACTCAAACATCAAGAATCTAAAGCTTGAGAGTCTAAATAATAGCCTGGCAAGAATGAAATTTGCCAAAGACGAGGCTATGGACGCGCTAAAAACCCTAAACGCGGGGCTTGGGGCATTCTCGGGCGAGATAGAGTACATCGGCAAAGATATGGCGGGGCAAATAGAAAAAGCCTACCGCG